AGCCAACTTGGCTGTTTCGCGAAGCTGTTGAAGATTCATCCGAGAGAGCTTCTTGCGCATTTCCGTAGTTTCGAGAGTCATCTTTATCGGTTCCTTCTTCGGACCGGATTCAGCGGGATCCGGAATAGGAAAATATTTTAATAATTCTGATGCTATTGTTTGTTCATATCCCCCCTCCCTCGGCGCCAAAGTCGTATGTAGAATATTGGTAAATTTATAGAATAGAGTTCCATAATAGTCCCCGTACCGTCCCGTCCAGCCCATTAGACCTAACGTGGGTACAATACCACCTCTCATATTTTTAATCTTATTCTTTCTTAGTGTCTTCCTTGGCGTCTTTCTTAGCATCTTTCGTTTATTAGAGCGATTAGTTTTCCGCTTAATCGCGCTTCTCTTATTAGTGCGCTTATTGGTGCGCTTATTAGTGAGCTTATTAGTGCGCTTATTAGTGCGCTTATTGATTCGCTTATTGGTTCGCTTATTTGTGCGCTTATTTGTGCGCTTATTTGCGATACGACCCCTTGAATATTTTCTAATACTCTTGCCCATTATTTTATACTATATAGTATAAAAAAAAAAAAATGAAAAAACAGAATTATATTATTATACTTGGTTTATTGATTCTTTATTTCGTTTATAATAATACGAAATCAAGATACAGTAAAGAAAAAATTATTTATATTAACAATAACATCATTGAAAAAGAAGAAGAAGAAGAAATTATAGAACCTAGAAAACATTATGATTCTAGATTTTATCCAAGAAAAAGGATGGCTATTAATGTTCCGACAAGAGGGGAACCACCTTCTTATCAACAAGTTGGTTATTTAACTGGTGAAGGCGAAGAAAATATTAAACCATTATTCGGAAGACAGACTTACAGAGGATCTAATCAGTGGAATTATTTCACAAGTTTAGATTCTCATCTGGCTACTAAAGTCCCCGTTTATCTGGACAACCAAGATTGTACAGATGAACGGGGATGTAAAGAGTTGGATAAGGGTTCATCTGTATCTATGGGTCAAGATGGAAATACCTACAATGCTTCTATTTATGGAAACGTTGGACCGAGATATTTACCTTATTAATTATTTTTCTTTTCTCCTTCTTCTTCTCCCTCTCTTCCTTCTTCTTCTAAATCAGTTTCGGATAATTCATCTAATTCATCATCGGAATAAATAAGATTCGGATTGACTTCACCGGTTTCTGTATTAACCTTTTCTAAGACCAATGGGTAAATATTATCTGATACATATAAATATCTATTACATTCCTTCAATGCTTCACAGAATGTATCTAAATAATCATTTAGAGTTTCATATGCCTTCCAGAAAGAACAAGTATCATTTCTTTCTCTAAGAATATCATACTTATCATCTACGTCATCAATTATCTGACACAGAACATTATTCTGGGGATCGTCTTGTGTCTTATCAAGGAGATCGATAACCTTATCAATTGATTCATCTAAGAGTTGAATAATTTCACTTGTCTTATATTCTTCAATCTTATAAAGATTTGAGTATCTTAAAGAATTTAATAATTGATGAAATGAAAAATAAATAGGATATTCTAATTCTCTTAAACTAAAAATTCCATCGTAATTTTCGTCAGTTGAACGCTGAATATTATTTCCATCAACTACAAGATTATATTCCTCTACATTATCATCAAGATCACACAGTAGCTCTAAATTGCTAATCGCAATATTATTTAGATTCAGGTACTTCACTTTAGTCATTATAAACTTATAGTATATATAATTTTAATTTTTTAAGTCAATTATTCAACAATTTCATATGATTCGTCAAGTTCTCTTTCTTTTAAACTTTCATCTATAATTTCGTCTATCATATTGCTCATATTTTCAATGTCTTCTTCATCTAATTTTGTCCTTTCGCTTTCTCCTTCGGTTAATGTATTTTCTTTCTCCTCTGATTCCGAAGATTCTTCATTTGATTCTTCTTTAGATTCCAAGAAATCTTTTCTAATAAAGATACCATTTACATTGACGTATTCATGAGTTTTTGTGCCCATTATAATTGATGCCATCTGGTCATAATTTTTCCCTGTTTCAAGACAGATAATATCGAATGGAACGTGATTAAAGAGATCCCATGCCGGATGCTTCGCATTATAAAGTAAAACATTAAAATGATCTCCTATACCTTTTACAAGTTTGGCAAGTTTCGTCTGTTTCCATTTTTCGGTAATATTATATGTTGACCAGGTATCCTTATCTACATTTTTTAAGAAATCCGAATCCATACCTAAAATAGAAATATTATCATCGAAAAGATCTTCTATATATTTCTGAAATGGATGAGTCTTAATCTCTATGTCTGATACTAATTCCGGAATATCAATCTTCATATTTTCCAATGTTACTTTTACTGGTTTATGTTCATTCATATTATGAATACTTAATAGCTGAACTGTATCATAATAATTATCCATTTTTCGGTCTATTCCATTATTATAATGAAATTGTTTTCCTTCGTATTGAGTATCTGACCACTTAAATCCTTTTCTTTTCCAGAATTCTCTTGTATGAAATAGGGTAGATTCATATATTTTTATAGGTGATTGAGTCTTGTATAGTTCTTGGCCATAGATATCATAACATAGGGTTGTATCACAATAAATACATTCGGCTCCAACTCTCTTTAAAAACTTAAGTTTTTTTTCAATGGCTCTTTTATTGTAGATGCAATCGGCATTCATATGAAATATATAATCATGTGAAGACATTCCTGAACCATAATCTCTCTTGAATCCATTGGGTAATGTTTTGGCTTTTCTCTGGTAGTGTAAGAGTGATTTATTCGGTTGTTTATATCCTTCTTCAATCTGATGAATAAATTTCGATACATCATCTTTATTAAGATGTAGATAAATACAATTTTCTAAATCATTAAAAAATTCTGAAAGTGATTCTTTTCCATCATCAATAATTACAAGTTCTAAATCTTCTTTATTTACGAATGAATTATAATTGTTTTTAATAAGAGGAATAAACTCTTTTTCACCATGAAGGATTGTTACGATGGAAACCTTATCAGAAATCTTATCTTCATTTGTTTCAATGCTCATTTTATGTTATAATAAGATATTCTTTTAAATAAATTAATTTAAGTTAATTCTTTTAATCTTTTATTTAATAAAATCTGGATATCCATGAGTTCATGCATATTTTTATTTTTAATTACATCTTGGAATATATCCATTAATTTTTCAATATTTTTTCTGTCGTTCTTTTCTTTATTGTATTTAAAAGGATCAACTTTTAAAAAGGGATTATTGGATTTAAAAGTTTCCATATAATAAATTATATTATGTCTAATATTTTTAAGTATTTCAATATAAAATTGAAACAAGAAATAAAAAATACATATGTTAAATATAGATTACCATCATTTAAGAATGAATATTATCTTATAAAATGGTTACCGAATGTAGAAACAGATTTCCATGGACATAGTGGGAAAGAATGTAAATATATATTATTAAAAGGATCTTATTTATTTGAAGAAAGATATAATAATTTACTTGAAATTTCTTACCAGAAAATTAAACCTTTAAAAATTTATCATATTAATGATAAAATAGGAATACATAAAATGATAAACAGTGAAAATAAATATAAATGGTCTATTCATAGATATTATTAATCAACGATGATCTTAGAATGCCCCGACTTGGTCAAGTATTGTGGATTAATTTCTTCTTTATTGGGACAATTGGCTATTTTTTCTCTAAGATAACATACGAAAGATAATCTTGTATATTTTTTATATAATCCTGCTGTCCCAACATCCGGATTATCGTGATAATCGTCATCTAATGTTTCATTGTATGCTTTATCTTCTTCTGTTTCATATATAGGAGTATTTGAGTGCCATTGGTGAACATCCATTGCAACGAAATCATTATTTCTTAAATCAATTCCTACACCGAATTGAGGGAAAACGGTATATCCTCCGTGGTATTTTCCTCTTTCTATAACTGTAAGATTACCGAAACCTTCTCTAAAATCACCCGCATCTCTATGTAATGCTGTTCTAAAATTTCGGTTAATAGTGATAGTTGAAAAGGATGTCTTGGGAATCTTTAAATGAGGTTTAGTATTAGCTCTCTCTAATTGTCTGCCGTGAGCTTCCGGTATTAATCTCTGGAATAATTTATCGACCCTCTGAATAAACTTTAATCCTTCATTATATTTTTCAAAGTTCGTCCGTGTAAAATGAGTTAATCTACATGGTAGATCCGAAAAATTCTTCGCTCCTTCATAATAACCGATGGGGTTAGATGCTACCTGATTATTTACTTTCATCTTAGATACACCTCCATCTTTAGTTACAAGGGCAATAACAATCTCTTCTTTTTCTTCTCCTTCTTTCAATTTAATATTTTTTTCTTTACATAAATTTAGAAGATCTTCTAATGATTTTTCCGTATAAGAATCATATAATTCATTACCTTTAGGGGTTAGGTATCCGGTTGACCATTTCTTGGTTTTAACAATGCGTCTTTTTTTCCAATATTGACTTTCAGTACTTATCGGACCGGCCGAAGCTCCTCTACCTCTACTAGCTTTCGCCAGATCCTTATAAGACTTCCAACCTATATCAATTAATTTATCAGATATTACTTTTTTTCTAAATTTAAGAAGTAATTTTTCCCTGTCGTTATCGTCTAGATAATAAACATCTGTATCAGATTTAATAATGGGATTTCGGATAAAAGATTCATCAATCCATTTCCCCTCGTGCAATGCTACTTCTTCATCTGTTAAAATTTTATTAACAATTATTTTTTTTACCATTTATAATCATAAGAAAGAAAATAATTTTATTCAACGAATCATTTTTTAATCATGTATAAAATCAGGATAAAAAGAAGTAATATTCCAATAATCATGCATATATCTTTTACATCATATTCTTTATTCTTATTCATGTATTTATTGTAGGCTTTTTCATATGTATAATTGTCTTTACCTAATTCATTGTTAACCATATTATGAATATCAATCGTCCATTTAAAAAGATCTTCTCTCGAATTTAAAAATTTATCAATTGGTAACTCTCTAATATTCTCCTTGTAATTTTTTGAACATTTAAAACATGGTAAAGTATTCTGAAGATTATAATAGAATATCTTGTAATTTATTTTATCTTTTTTAGTAGGATTATCGGGATATGCCAATGCTACATAATGCATAAAAGACCAACCAGAGGATCCCCATAAATTAGGATCAATTGAGTTCTGTGAATTATTTAAATCCATGAATTTAATTATAAATAGAAAATATTTATCAATATTTGTTTATATTTTTCATTTTTTTAATAACTTACATTAATGAATATTATCTGTAATAATTGCGGGAAAATTGGTCATACTTATAGTGATTGCAGAGAACCTATTACGAGTTATGGTGTTATAATATTTAGATTTATAGAAAATAAACCGGAAATATTAATGATTAATAGAGCTAATTCACTTTGTTATATTGAATTTATAAGAGGTAAATATAATATTAATAATTCAAGATATATTTTAATATTAATGAATAAATTTTCTCTTAAAGAAAAAGAAAATATTAAAACTAAATCATTTGACGAACTATGGAAAGATCTATGGTTACTGGATGATTTAGTGGGTCAGAAATATAAAAAAGATTATGAAAAATCTAAAAATAAATTCGATCAATTAAAAAACGGTATTACTTATAAAGGATTATATTATGATGTAACTACTTTATTAGGTAAAAGTAAAACCATTTACGCTGAAACGGAATGGGAATTTCCGAAGGGGAGAAAAAACAATAATGAAAAAAATATAAATTGTGCTATAAGAGAATGTAAAGAAGAAACTAATTTTACAACGGATGATTATGATTTATTAATAAATATTTCTCCTTTATCTGAATTATATACCGGAGAAAATAAAATAAGATATAGACATATTTATTATTTAGGACAATTAAAAAATTACGAAAAAGAGATTTTACTCGATGAAAGTTTAATTCAATCTATGGAAATTTCTAATATGAAATGGTTAAATAAAACAGAAGCAACGAATAAATTAAGAAATTATCATAAAAGTCGATACAGATTACTAAATGATATGTTTAATTTTCTTGAAAATATAGAAGATTATATTATCATATAATATATAAATGATTTCGATTTTCGAAGAATTAGTAATTGAAAAAATAATAGAATTAGACCTTGACTCTTATAAAAAAGAGATAGATAAATTATATTTAGATAAAGGAAAAGAATATCTTTACAATGAATATGATAAGATTATTAATGAAGAATTAATATCCCCCATTGAAGAATTAAATTTATTAAAAGAAAAAAAAGATTTATCATCTTTAAATAAAACATTATTTATTAGATCATTAAAGATAGATAGTATAAAAAAACTAATAAATAAAAAAATAGATACCAAGGAAATAAATAAATATAAGAATAATAATTTTAGATATTATCCCGAGATTCAAGAATATAAAAAATATGATACATTTTTAAAAGAATTATCTAAAAAAAAGGAATTCGCAATTCATTATATACCTCAGAAAAGAATAAATTCATGTGTTAAGAGTATTTTTACATTATCACCACATCAATTATTTTTAAAAAATTATATGTCTCCCAATACACCCTATAATAGTATATTGATATTTCATGGGGTTGGCGTTGGTAAGACTTGTTCTGGTGTATCAATTGCTGAAAATTTCAAGGATTTATTAGGTAAAACAATAATTTTAGCACCGGATAAAATACAGAGTGGATGGAAGAAAAATATTTACGATCCATTTAAAGAAAATAATCAATGTACGGGAGAAGAATATATTCAAGATGGAGATAAATATGAAAAAGATAAAGATAGAATTGCGAAAAAGAGAATAAAAGAATATTACGAAATGTTCGGTTATCTTTCTTTCTCCAATTCAGTGAAAAGATATCTTGAGGAAAATACAAAGATGATATCTAAAAAAGATATAATATCTTTAAAACAGAAAGAAATAGAACTAATAAAAAAAAAATATTCAAACAGAGTATTAATTATAGACGAAGTCCATAAAATAAGAAGCGAAGATTCACTGATAAAAGAAAGAGATACGATATTATATATTGAGAAAGTAATTAAATATAGTGATAATCTTAAATTAATACTCTTAACTGCTAATCCAATGTTTAATCAACCCGAGGAGATCATATGGATATTGAATATGATGCTATTAAACGATAAACGTGAAATAATAAAAGATACTATTAAATTCGAAGGAAATACATTAATGAAAGAAAGTGACGATTTAATAAGAGAATATTCCAAGGGATATATTTCGTACTTAAGAGGTGAAAATCCAACTACATTTCCCTATAGAATAGATATATCTCAGATTAAAGGTGAAATAAATAATATTTTAAAACCTAAGAAAAAGAATATTTTTAATAAAGATAATTTAACACCGAAAATGAAATTTATGGAGTTATATTCATCTAAATTGAAAGATAAACAATTGCAGAAATATACCGAAGAAATAAAACAGATTGAGGGGAAAGAAAATATAAGTGATGTAACTTACTATGGTAAAATGCTACAGATAAGTAATTGTATTTTTCCTGTTGATTCGGGAGATATAGATGATTGCTATGGTTCGGATGGTATAAAAAATTGTTTCTCTATAAAGAGTAAAAAACCCGTAAAATACACATTAAAAAAGAATATTAAAATTAAAAACTTTTTAGATCTGGATGAACTCGGTAATTACGCATGTAAGATAAAAACAATAATAGAAAAAATTATAAATAGTGAAGGTATTACATTCATTTATTCTAATTTCTTAGATGGAGGAATAATGCCATTGGTATTAGCATTAGAGCATAATGGATTTACGAAATATGATAAAGAAGAAGTATTAATATCAACGAATAAAAGAAAACCTATATCATATGATGGTACTAAATTAGAAGAAGGTGGTATTAGGGCTACATATAGCGTTATAGCTGGGTCTTCATTGAAATTAACTAATAATTTTGAAAAAGAATTGAATATATTAAATTCAGAGGGAAATAGAGAAGGTAAATTAATTAAAGTTGTTATTGGATCAACCGTAGCGGCAGAGGGAATAGATTTTAAAAATATTAGAAATATTCATCTTTTAGAACCCTGGCATAATATAAATAAATTGGAGCAAGTTATAGGAAGAGGTATCCGTAATTGTTCTCATTCCATGTTAGAGGATGAGCACGATAAAAATGTTACCGTATTCTTACATTCTTGTGATTTAAAAAATAATGAAAGCATTGAGACATATATGTATCATAGTTGCGAAGATAAAGCAACCCAGATTGGTACTATTGAGAAAATATTAAAAGAAGTTTCAATAGATAAATATCTGTTTAGAAATTCCAATGTCATAAAACAATCCGATATAGATGAAATTACTATTAAACCTTCTATAAAAGGGCCCAATGAATTTACTGATAAACCATTTGATAAACCTTATTCCCGAACATGTTCATTTTTAGAAAATTGCGATTATATAACAGATGATTTTAATATTTCCGATAGTGTTATAAAAGATGAATTAGAAAAATCAACATTCAAGATAGAATATTCGCAACCAATTATAAATACTTATAAGATATATATATCAACTATTATTGGTGAATTTATATCTTTAAACTATGATGAATTAAAAACTAAAATGGAAGATAATTTTGAAAATTTTAATGATGATATATTCAATCATTCTTTAGAACAATTAATAACAGATAAAGATAATATTACAATAAATAAAACTAAAGGATTTATTAAATATATCAATAAATATTATGTATTTCAACCGGTAAAAAATAAAGATATATATTTATCAAGTTATTATAGAATTAATACAGGGAAAATAGACGTTTTCGATTATAAGTTAGATGGGAATAATTTTAGTTCTTTAGACATATCTGAAAGACAAAAATTCACAAGAGTTGAATTGAACGAATTGAATAAGGAATTAAAGGGACAATACGATGATTTTTATACTACGAAAGATAGTAAAGGCGAAAAAGTAATTAAAGGAGAAAAAAACGATTATGAAGAAATATATACCGATATTACTATAAAACAATTTTTCGTAGATCGTTTTACTTTTAGAGATAGATGTATGGTTATGTATTTCTTAATAAAAGAAAAAATAGAAGATAATGAAATAGATATTGATATTTTAAATACAATTAGAAATTATTACAATAAAATGATAATTTATCGAGATAAAAAATTTAAATATCATATATCAGATAAAAATAATAAGAAACCATGGGGTTTCTTTCTTTATGACTATTTAAGAAGTGAAAAAAAAGATCATATTATATGTTTTAAATATGATGAAGATACGGGAGAAATAATTTTATGCAACAAGGTTTTAGAAGTTAATATATTAAACGATCTCCGTAAAACTGATAAAAATATTGTATTTAAAAGTCACAATAAATATGGTTATCTAAAATATAAGACTGGATTAAAAGATTTAGATAAATATCCTATGAATAGTATGATATGTAAGTATAAGAAAGATAATATAGGTTCGGGTCAAATGTTGTCGCTTGTTGGTGGGTGGATAGCTTATGGTGGGAAAGAAGCAATAGACGAGATTATAGATGATTTATCTGAAGGAGAAAAGAAAATTCCAACAACAGGATTAAATTTAGAATCAATAATTAATATTGAGTTACTTTTAAGGAGAAAAGGTTCATTTATTAGTGGAGATCTTTTTTGGTTATATAATTATAAATCTAAATAAATTTGATTTAAATATATGTTATAAATAATATTATAAATGATGAATATCACTACCGATCAGATATTAAGTGAAACTATACAACTAAAATCATCTGATATATTTAAAACGAAAAATATTGACGGGATTATATCTCATAAACTTAAAAAATACGAGGGTAAATGTACGAAAAATGGTTATATAGTTAAGGATAGTATAGAAATAGTTAATAGAAGTGTAGGAAAGATTATAAATATCGATAATAAAAGTTTAATTGAATATAAAATTAATTATAAGATTAAAACTATATCACCGAATAAAGGATGTATTTATGATTGTATCATTAATAATATTACTAAAATGGGTCTAATATGTTTCGTGGAATTCGGTGATCAGAAAGAATTAAAAACATCACCTTTATTGATTATAGTCCCCAAGGAATATTGTGATATAGAAAAAGTAAAAGAAGGTCATAAAATAAAAGTTGAAACAATGGATAAACGTATAAAATATATGGGAGAACAGATACAACTAATAGGAAAGATATCACATTAATATTTCAATATAAGTTTTTATCCATTATTTTTTTTATAGAAAAATAATAATAATGGATGAAAAGATAAAATTTATTTCTAATAATATAGATTTTATATCTGAAACAGATGATATTATATCATTTATAAATTATGAAAATATAAATTATTCACACAATTCAAATGGGTTTTTTATAAATTTATCATTATTAAAAAAAGAACATATAGATGGAATTTATAAATTGGTAAAAGAAAAAATAGATGATGTCCCATATGAAAATAAAACAGAAAATATTGATATAGTAAAACAACACGACTATTTCAATACAAGTGAAAAATCAATTAAATTAGATAATTATTTGGAAAAGATTTTAAAGTTTAACTTCGCATAAATTTATTTAAAGCAACAACAATAGATTATAATAAACAATATGATTATAAATCTAATCCAGAGTATGAATTCCGATTGTGATTTCATCTCTTCTATTAACGAATCTTCTTTTATCGAGAAAACGAAAAATACCGAAATAAAAGAAGAATATTATAATTTTTTATTCTGTATTCTTAATAATTACGATTTAATACTGGCCAGTTCTTCAGAAAAAGATAAGAAAACAATTTTCAAGAAAAGAGTAATAGAAATATCGTCCAGAATAGACGAAGATTCGCAGAATTTCTATGATAATATGAATTATAATATTAAAAATATGAAAAAAAAAGTAATTCAATCTGGTTTACATGGGTCAATGGAAAAAGAAAAGAATATTTCTTCTCTTTATTATATGAATGATTTATTTAAGATACAATTCGTATTCGTAGATCTTAATAAGAGGGAATATTACGAAACGACGGATAAGAATTACAGTAAAATTTATCTCTGTTTTAACCGAAAAAAATTTTATTTAGTGGATAGTTTACCGGATAATGTAGTTAAAAAAGATATCACCGATTCAATCTTTACTATAGATGTTAAGAGAGTTTATAAGACTTTTCTGGAGCCAATTAGTAAATATAAGATAAATGATTTAAGAGATATAGCATCTGATTTAAATATCCCCTTAAAAGAAAATAACAAGAATAAAACTAAAAATGTATTGTATGATGAAATTAACAGGATAAAATTAATGGGATGAATAATAAATAAATTTGATAATTTAAAACAATATTAAATATATTAATATATATAATGAATTTATTGAATAAGACTAAAAATACACAACTTTTACAATATACGAAATACGCGATTGAAGATAAAAACTGTGAATTAGAATTCGTATATGGTGGTGACTTTAAAAGTAAAATGAATAGAGATGATTTCTTAAGATTATTAAATACCCTAAGACAGAAATATCCTTTATTAAGTGAAGAAAATACATTAGATATTATAATAAAAGAAATAAGAACGACTATAACTGGTATAGAAAATATAAAAAAGTATTGTAAAACAGATAACATAGAGGATGTACCCTTGAGAAATTTTATTAGAAAAAAGAGATATACTAATTCTAAATTTCCCAATATTAAATTTTATCCTATTATGGATTATGATTATAATTACAAGATTAACTTGAAGACAGAAGAAGAAATAGATGAAAGTTATTTTGAAGTTCAGAGTTTATTAATGGATTGGAGGAATAAGTTAAAATATTTTAGATACAAGAAGAGATATAGTTTTCTAACTGATGACAATTTATTTAGAATAGATGTAACAGTTGTTAAACATAATGATTATAATATTCAGCGGAGGTCTAATAATTTATATAAATCATTAGTAGAATCTGGTATTCTTAAAAACAAGGAATCATATGAACTTGAAATAGAATATGTTGGATCGATTGATAACAGGGGGATATTTCCTATAGATGTTTTTAAGGAAAAATTAAAGAAAGAAATGGATGAAAAAGATGAAGAGCTAATAAATAAATTTATGGAAATGAAAACCGATTTTTCTTCTAAAAAAAATGAAGGTGATAATGTTTATTCTGAATTAGAACCATTTGAAATAGCTGATTATGAAGATCGTTATAACATCCCGAGGGGGATAAATGAGGATCAGGGTGAATTCTCAGATGTTGTGACAATACCCGAAGATCAGATTAGTGTATTGCCTAAGACATCTTTTCAAGATATAAAATATGAATATTGGGAAGATAGTGAGAGAGAAGAACTATTTGAAGGGATTCTTATGAATAATAAGACACTAAATTATAAATCTAAAAAGATGAATATAGAGGGTGATTATGAAAGATCCCCTAAACATACTGATTATATTGAATATGAAGTATTCCCCCTATTTACAGAAGAAGAATTAAAAGATAATCCAGAATTTAAAAATACAATTCTTGTCCCCGAAAAATATATTGTTAAAATAGCGAAATATACGAAAAAAATATCTTGGGCCCCCCCACCGAAGAGAAAAATTAAATCTGGTGCGGGATCATTAAATCTTGAATTAGATGAAGGACCCGGAACACCCCGTGAAGCACCCCCTTGGATGGGTGAAGGCCCCAGGGATGCCCAAGGAGAAGATATATATGATCGCACATATGATCCAGGGAGTCCAAGACCAGATGATCCTGATTCAAATGTATTATTCCCCGATTCAAAACTCGCAGATCCAGATGAAGAAGATATATATAATCGCACATATAATCCAGGGAGTCCAAGACTAGATGATCCTGATTCAAATGTATTATTCCCCGATTCAAAACTGGTTGAAGTTTCCAAAGAATGGAAATCCGAGCCATATATTTATAATAGAAAGGCAGAGATGGACACGATGATGACATTTGAAGAAGAGTTGGCATTAGGTCTCCATGATGACGATGAAATATTACAGGAGGAAATAAAAATGAGAAGTGAAATATTTGAGAGAAAAAAAGAAAAAGAGATGGGTAGTGATATAAATTTCGTAGCAAGAGGGTTAGTAGAATTGTTCAAGAAAACGATAGAAGAAATTCTAAAATTAAAAATGAATGACAATATATTATTAAGTAATACTCTGAAGAATGAAATTATTATTGATTATAGAATATTAACCGAACAGAATGATTCGGGATATTTATTCAAGAAAAAAAGAGAAAATAAAGCTAAAAAAGAAAAAGATGAAAGATTAGAAAGAGAAATTAATAACCTGGAAGTAAGAGAAACGAGATTTATTGGACCTAATCCTGTTTCAATATCCATGAATCACGTAATGCAAGATCATAGGAATTCAATTTTAGAGGGTTACGTTGTCACCGAAAAAGCAGACGGAATAAGGGCACAGTTACTGGTTAATTCCGATAAGAGGGGGTATTTAATTACTCCTAAAAAAGAAATAATAGGTACGAATGTTAAGTTTGAAAATTGTCAAGGGAAATGGTTATTTGATGGAGAATACATAACTAAAAATAGACGCGGTGATCCTATAAAATTATTCATGGTATTCGATGTTTACTATGGGGGGGATGGATTTTCTAAATATCCTGAACATGCATATAGTTATCCCTGGATATCTAAAAAAAAGAAAGATATTTCAAGATTTACGATAATAGAAGATTTTAAACGAGATGTTGAAATGATATTCGATGAAACTGATTTTAGAATTGGGTTCAAGGCATATTTGGAAGGACCCAAGAAACTACAGAAGAGTAAAAAAGATCCAAATAAATATACGAATATTAGTGGAATATTTAAGCAATCTAAGAAATTATGGGATATTGAAACGAAAAAAAGCGGTTACGAATATTCAATTGACGGACTCATATATATGCCGATGCGTATGTCGGTAAGATCTCTTAATGAGGGAGAAGTATTGAGAAATTTCGGTGGAGAATGGTCTATTAATTATAAATGGAAACCACCAGAAGAAAATACGATTGATTTCAAGATAAGATTCGTAAAAGAAAAAGATAAAAATGGAAGAGAAAGAGATAAAATCGTGAGTTCTAGGATTAATGGTAGACTTACTAAATGTAAACAGGTTCATTTATATGTTGGTTATGATAGTAAGAGAGATGAAACATTTGATTATTCTTGGAAAATACTAACAGAAGATAAATTTGAAGAAGAGAAAAGAGAAGTATTATTTGATCCAGATAAAACTAAATCCCATCATGTCTGTAATTTACCATTAAAAGATAATAAAATATTCTGTGAAAAAGATAAATCCGAGTTAATTAATAATCAACTCGCGGAAATGAGATATTGTCCAGATAATCCCGAAGATTCAAGGTGGACTCCGCTGAGACTGAGAACTGATAAAATAAAACCTCAATTCTTTATTACTGCGAATAATATATGGCAGACTATAATTAATCCAGTAACAACGGAAATGATAACCGGTACGGAAGATATCCCTCAAGTAGAAGAAGAAGACATAACAAGAGATAACTATTATGTTGATAATGAAGATGAAACATCCGATGATATTTCATTAAGGAAATTACATAATTTTATTAAAAATAAACTTATTACAGCCGCGTGTTCTGTTGGTAATAGATCAATATCTATAATGGATACATCTATAGGAAGAGGTGGGGATATAAGAAAATACTTGTATTCTAAAAATAGAATTGAATTCTTATTAGGATTAGATATATCGGGAGATGTAAATAATGCAGCGAAAAGATTTTATCTTGAGACTAAAAACAAACCTAAAGCTATGTTTATTCAATACGATACATCCGAATCTATTAAAGATGGATTCGGTTATAAGGGTTCAGATGAAATGATAGAAAGAAATAGAAATCTTATAAATATCATTTATAATAAAAAAAAATCTTTACCGAAAGAATATACGAAAGTGGAAAAAATTTATAGAAAAATAGCAGATAAAGGTTTTGATGTTATTAGTAGTCAATTCACAATTCACTATTATTTTAAAGATGAAATGACACTCAGGGGATATTTACAGAACTTAAGTGATAATTGTAATAAAGGTGGTTTATTTATAGGGACTTGCTATGATGGTTATAAATTATTTGATCTATTGAAAGATAAAGACGAATATTCTATGTATGATGATCATGAAAATCGTGTATTCTCGATAAAGAAAGATTATGAAATAGATAATTTTGATTATGATAAAACTAATATAAAATCACTATTGGGACAGAAAATTAATGTAGAAATGAGTAGCATAGGTCAATCTATAACAGAATACATGGTAAATTTTGATCTTTTAAAAGATATGATGAAATTATATAAATTTAGACCTGTTAAACTTGATTTAAGGGGTGTATTCAATGGTATATTTAATAAAGATGAATATTCTTTAGAAGACGGGATAGGTTCATTTGAAACAATAATAGAAAACTTGAATAAATTATCTTCTAAAGATACTTTATTGAAATCGGGGGGACCTTATCATAAATCATTAGATATAAATAAAAAGGAAAATGAAAAATTAAAGGTATTAAGTTCTCTCAATAATTGGTTCGTATTTGAAAAATATTAACTTAAAAGATTATAATTAACATAATGTATGAAATATAAATTGGAATACAAGTATGGTGAAGAGATACTTATTTCTGATATGAAAGATCTCATTAAAACTATAAAAAAAGAAAAATCTAAAATAGATGAAAATCCTAAAAAATGGTCTGTAATAAAAAAAATAATCAACGAATATGAATATATATATACTTCACCCAATCCTTTAAAGAATATAGCTCTTTTTTATCCATATAGTCGTTCATATTTTAAGATGAAAGAAATATTAAATAAATTCAATATATTAAAAGATTATAATAATATTTTCTGTATAGCGGAAGCACCTGGGGGTTTTATTCAGTGTTTATTAGAGAACGATGTGAAAATAGATGCGACGAGTCTTTTATCCGAAGATAAAAATATCCCCTATTGGAATAAAACACTTATGACCAATAAAATAAATTTTAAATATGGAATAAGAAATAATGGGGATATATGCGATATAAATAATCTACTATCTCTAATAAAAGATAAAAATAATTATTATGATATAGTTACTGCCGACGGTGGATTTGATTATTCTGTAGATTATAATAGTCAAGAAAAAAATTCTTTAAAATTAATACAGAGTGAGATATTTTTAGCACTTAATACTCAGAAAGTTGGAGGATCTTTTATATGTAAAATTTTTGATATTTTTTTAAAAGAAACAATTCACTTAATATATATATTAACTTTATTATATGAAGATATATATTTTCATAAACCTTCAGTAAGTCGTATGTCTAATTCAGAAAAGTATATAATTTGTATAGGTTATAAAGGATATAATAAAGAAATAATTAATCTTCTATTTAGAGGATTGATTAATAAGACAGAATATAAATGTCCTGAAGATTTCTTAAATAATATTCGTAAATTCAATGAATATTATTTAGAAAAACAGATAAATAAAATTAACGAAGGAATAAGACTTTTTGATAAATCTTTAAAAATATATCCTACAACCGAACAGATACAATTAACTGTTAATTGGTGTGAAGAAAATAACGTAGAAATAAATGAAAAATGTTATTATTTAAATACCACAAGATCCAACTAATCCCTTTATTTTAGGTGCGACTGTTTCGTTTCTCTGTTTTGAAGGGAAAACTTCATTAAAGAAATTACCACCATTCATTACTCTATCATCAGAGTAAGACCATACACCTAAATTTTCATTATCTATTTTTTCTTCATTGAAAGAGATATATTCATTAACTTTCTTATTTTTATCTTTATACATACCGACTGTATTAAGAGCATAACATTTATTAACATCCGTTATAAGAGAAGGTGGTATATTCTGTAAACGAGTATTATCCTCACAGAACTTCATACCTCTCTTATCAGTATAGCAACTATCACTCGGTAAAACATCTGTATTTGAGCTTGTTTTGTCATTGTATTGATTATTTTTATCGAAGAAAGCTCCCACATTAGTAAGTTCATCTTTAATATCGCTTGTGTAAAACTTGGGGTGATGTGAAACATTAGAGTCTGTCCATGAATTATCGGGTTCATCATTGGTATTAAAAGGTCTCATTTCCCCTGTTCCTATATCATTGCCACTTAATCTATCTTTTCTAAAATAATCAGGGAAATAAACCCTTTCTTTAACCATATTACTCGGGACATCTCTAATTATTGCTGGATTTTTCTTATTAGGGAAAAAGTCTTTGGCGTTATTTATTGGTTTCATTACTTCTTTAGATAATTTCTTAAATCCTCTACTTATCTGAGGAGTCGGAAACTCGCCCAATTCATCTACTTGTATTATTTCTTCTTTATCTTTAACATAATCAAGATTCTGAATTTCTTTCTGTGAAGGTTCGTCAGAACCAATCGTGTTACCTCGGTTAATATATAAATAAAGAAGAATTAATGATAATCCTACAAGTATAATTTTATTCATTATAATATTATACTTATATAAAATATTATTTTAATCGTTAAAAAGATATTATTTAACCGAAAGTATTTTCGGAACTATATTTCATATAAAGAAATCCGTCAGCATCTTTTTTAGTTTCGTATACATCACCCAATAATTCTGAACTTGAAACCAGACTATTATTGACCATAACGAATAATGTCTGCGATGGATCTAATTTAATTCTTTTTCTAATAATAAAAACGAATTGATTCATTGGGAGATCTTTCGGAACTAAATATTTTTTTTTATTTATTTCTTCGAATTGACATTTTTCATGTTTTTCTACGATGATAGGAATACGCGTAGGATATTTTAATAAAATTTTGTTAGATTCCTGTAATCTGGAATTTTCGTCATAATCTTCTTTAAAAACCATTATATTTAGAAATAGAATTTAATTATAATGAATCTCAACCGAATCTCCTATTCTAATTACTCTGTCATTTTTTTTTCTGTTCGTTCTATTTTTTTTTGTAGATTTCTTTTCTTTTTTCTTTTTTTTTCTTTTTCTGGATTCCCTCTGTTTTCTTAATCTCTTTGTTCTTTCCGTATCGGTTTCTCTTTTAGATGATTTCTTTCCTTTTTTAGTTTTAATTGGTTTCTTTTTATGTTTTTGTTTCCCTGCTTTCTTTTTCATTGTCTGTTTCTTAACTATCTTTGAAAAATCTTTCTCATGTTTATCTATATTCTTACCTGTAAATTCTTTTACTAATTCATCTAATTCTTCTCTTGTTCTTTCTTCAATCGGAAATTTATAAAGGATCCCCTTGAATTCTTTTAATCTACCCTTGGGAACTTTTTTCATTATATATTTAAATACGTCAGTGTTTATTCTATAGAAACCTGGTAATCTATCTATATATGTGATATTTCCTACCTTTTTTAAGGGTTTTCCCGTTGTTGTGTATTGCATTGTTGATTCTCTAATATCTGCCGCACTTTGAGTAATAGGTATTTGATTAATAATTTTTGATCTAACCTCGGGTTGTAATAAAGAAAATAATGTAAGAAGATTAAATATTGAATTCATTAATTGTTTATTCCCCTCGTCTTCCAATAATCTTTTAAGAGATTCTTGATTACCGGGTTCACCTAATTCATCTAATAATTTATAAATAGGTTCCCCCTCTGTTGTTGATCGGTTGGCTCTATAATTATGTGAAAATAATAAAGAATTTAGAGTAGAACCAATTCTAAATTTAACAACACCATTCTCAATAAACGAATTGAAATTTTCAGAAAAAGTTGAACCTCTTAGAGAAAATAATTCCATGAATTCTTTTAATTTAATTATCGTTTCATCGTCTATATCTAGATGTTCTTTAGATAATACAGATTTTAATGGGTTATTTTTTAATAATCTGGTTACATTTTCACTATTAGATGTTAATTCCTCTCTTATATTTTTCCTCATCATAAAATCTTCATATTCTTCATCTGGTACATACAATTGAATCATGGTATGAAGTCCGACCTGAGAAAATAAAAATGATGCATTATCAATCTTGGATATGTAATCAATTAAATTTATCATAAATTGAGAACCAAGTAGAACTAAATTCGTCATCGCGAAACTAGTTATTAAGTCTCCCCCCGATAATTCATAAAATTGTTTAAATATAGTGTGAAAGTTTCTGATAATACGTCTATTTACCTCTGGGGGTAAGAAATTAGTTGGAGGCGGACCATCCTCTTTCAATCTTTCTTCAAAATCGTATCCCTCTGGTTCTGTATCCATTTCTAATTCGGATGGATCAATTTCTTCGGGAGATTTTTTTTTAAAATCTGGATCCACTATTTTCTTTTTTTCTAATTCATCTATTGTATCCACACCAGATATCATTGATGATTCTAAAGATAGTTTTCTCTCCAAAGGATTATCCCTCGTCAGATTCATTATAATATAAACTTACAAAATTATTTAAAAATTTAGATAAATATTTAAATATAGGAATGAAAGTTGTTCGGATTTTAAAGAATGGTGATATGTGTGATTTAGATTGTAAATTTACCAAAAAGAATATCTTGAAAACTTTAACACAGAATAGTAAATCAACTGGCAATAATTCATTAAAATTACTTTATACATGGAATATAGGAAATACTGAACTCGTATGTTACGGATGGTATGATGGAGAAGCTGGATTCGAAAATAAGCATGATTTACCCCCAGCAGGTTCAAGTTCATTTATAGACGCAGATTCATCCGAACAATTATTATTCGGTGATATATTTATTGTTAAAACTTGTAAAGGTAAATATTCACAATTAACAATAACAGATTATAGTGATTACTATAATATTTTATTCGGTGGATTCGATGAGTGTAATTCTTCTGATGATGAACCTTTATCCGAGGGGGAAGAGGATGAAGATTATAAAACCGAAGATGAGGATTCAGTCGAAGAGGAATTATCTGATAATGAAAACGAACTAGAAGAAGATTTAACGGAATATTAATATAAATTTGATATTATTTAAATAATAAATTAATAATTAATTTAAAATGAATAGCAGTTGTGATGATAAAATTAGATTTTCAATTGTTAAAATGTTTGAAAAAGAAATCAATGATAAAATATTATCATTTAAAATAGAAAAGGGTATATTTAACTATGTTATTAGAAAAAGTAAAGAAAAAAATATAAAAAGATATTGGTCTAATATATTGTTTAAAGATTTCTATTTATCGAAAATACGATCTATTTATGCGAATATTAAAAAAGATTCTTATATTAAAAATATAAATTTTATAGAAAGAATTAAAAGTAAAGAAATAGATCCCGAAAAAATATGCTACCTTAAAGTTTACGATATTTTTCCAGAAAATTGGAAAGAATTACATGATTTAAGAATAAAAAGGGATAAACTTAAATATGATTTTAAACCTGAGGCTATGACGGATGTATTCAAATGTAGGAAATGTGGTAGTCGTTCTTGTTCTTACTACGAGATACAGACAAGGTCAGCAGATGAACCCATGACACAATTTATCAATTGTTTAGATTGTGGGAACCGTTGGAGACAGTAAAAAAAAATAATTTACTTATATGTTTTCATTAATTTATCTATATTCATGTCTAATATGTTAAAGTTTTTACTTGTATTTTTATGATGATTAAAGTGTATTTCTCTCATTTTAATAAACCATCGATAATTATCTAACCAACTATCTTGTGTATGAATATGAGTATGAAAATAATCTGAAATATAAGCAGTAAATAATATACAACTTGATAATTTTAAAAATATATATTTGTCTAAAAAAAGATATAAAAATCCAATAATTGAAATAGTTGGTGGACCATGAGCTAAAAGACCATCTGATATACCATATATATAATCTGTCTTGTATTCTTTACTCATTAAATTTGTAATTGGATAATGTATCGTATGATGTTTTTTATGTCTCTTGTAAATATATCCCGATTTAGGACTATGACTAAATCGGTGTAAAAAATATTCCATTGTATGATAAATTAACCATGCTCCGGGAATATAAAAACTTATATTCATTTAAATTAAATAATACTTTATATTTTTAAATTATTGGGTGTTGTAATTTCTACCTTGCCCCAGACCATTGGGATCTTTCATATTATAATAACAAGTATTCTGATGAGTACAATCTAAGACTGTTTTTACATCGGGTATCGGCGCTCCGGTGCAATTCGTGCAAGCACTATTCTGTTCGACTCCTTGAACCATTTTATTGTGTATTTCGATGGCATTCCGTGTTAAGAATGTTCTGTATTGCCAACTACCCATATTCTGACCCAATTCGTTGTTAAGATAGCAATTGGGTCTATAATCTGTAAACTGACGTCCATCGTTCATTCTTGCGGGAAATCCCAATTCAACATTATCCGTAACTTTACTCATTTATATTTTAATAAATAAAATAATTTCAATTGATTTACATATTTTCCTTTATTCTCTGAATTAATTTAGTTTTATTTCCAGTTTGGGGTAAATTTTTCCCAGAGAGAATACTTTTCAATTCATTTACCGTGAGTTTTCTATATTCTTCTATTTTTTTTTCTGAATCATCCGAATCATCCGAATCATCCGAATCATCCGAATCATCCGAATCATCCGAATCATCCGAATCATCCGAATCATCCGAATCAATGGAATTCACTATATCATTAAGATCCAGATCATCAACATCTTTTACATTTTCATCTTCGTTATCCGAATCATCCCTTATCAGATCATCTATGTTTATTTCATTTAATCCATCTTTCCCCCCAATGATTTCTTCTTCTAATAGTTTATCTTTATGAATTTCGTCGGGAATATCTTTATTTTTAAATTCTTGGGGTAAGGGGACAGGGATATTATCTTTCGTGGACGATTTAATTATATTATCTGAATTCAATGTGTAGTTAGTATTGGGATTAGCGGGATTAATAGAATTCAATTCATTTAATGGTTGATACGGGGCAGATATTTTATCATTATCTTGTTTCATACTCTTAGATGATAGAGAATCTATCTGAATTTTAATTTTTCTTATTTCCAGAAATAAAATTGCCAGTGCTCCACCAGTTATTAAAAATAGTAATAAAGTGTGAAGACCACTAAGTTCAAATTGTATTTCACCGAACATATTTATTTTAAAAACTTATTATTATTTGTATTTTTAAACTTAAAGCTATCTTAATATTATTTCATAAATGTCAAACATAATAATATGTATAAAAAAACCTTCAACTGACAATACTTTAGAGATTTTACCTGGATACATGAAAATAGAAAAAGAATATGAAAAGAAAAATGTATGTTGCTGGAATTGTTGTCACAATTGTGATAATATAAAATATCATCCACTAAAATATAAATCTGGGATATTCTATGTTAATGGATTTTTTTGTTCAGATGAATGTTCTCTCAGATATATATATGATAATTACAAGGATAAAGAATTATGGGAAAAATATTATTTACTTAAATTTTATCATAAATCAATTTACGGAGAATTCGTGGATATAAATGTTATACCTAATAGATTATCTCTTAAAATGTTCGGTGGAGGAATGGATAGGGATGAGTATATTGGTAACAATAATAATGATGAATTAATTATCCCCCCAATAATTATAGTTAACAATAATCCTATTAATAAAAATACCAAGAATAATTCCGAATATCTTAAATTATTTAGAAAAAAGAAGAATAAAAATACAATAATAGATAGTCTTGAATAAATTTGATTTAATTGTTAATTATTGGGTAATAAAATAAGTAATAAATAAGTAGAAATGCCTTGCTCAATCTGTGGATCTTCGGGTCATAATAGGAGAACATGTCCGAATAAAGTGAATGAGGTGAATGTGGTGGATGTGGTGAATGTGGTGAATGAGGTGAATGTGGTGGATGTGGATGAGGTGAATGAGGTGAATGAGGTGAATGTGAATGAGGTGAATGTGGTGAATGAGGTGAATGAGGTGAATGAGGTGGATGTGGATGAGGTGAATGTGGTGGATGAGTATGAATATTATTTAGAAACAATGTTAATGATGGAGGGAATTTTAAGAGAATGTATTATTAATGATAAGGTATCAGAAATAGATTCAGAACAATTAAAATTATATGAAAATATGTTAAACACTACAAAAACAGAACTAAAATTAATCAATCTAGAAAAAAGAAGTCTTTACATATATATTGTAGAAGGAAACTCGAACTTTACAGATTTCAATCAGTATTATAATGTAAGATATATAGGTAAATTATTCCCTCGTTCGATTATGCCGATCACAACTTTTACAGGTTATAGATATATAATAGTAGATTCTGTAAGAATGAGTGAAGGTGCTCGGTACCGGATTTCCGATATATCTAGAAATCCAGCACAGAATAAGAATCTATTTAATCTTGATATATCAACTAATATGAATGATACTATAAATATTAATATTAATGATAAAAATTATTTAACTTTTACAGAATTAAATAATAATAATAAAACTTTATTTAGTCTTTTAAAACATAATTATCTTATAGAACAATTGATAAGGTTGGGCGCGAAGGATAATCCCAATTATGATGCTATATTGGATCTCCATCAAGACATAGAAATGCCTCAGATAGAACCTATTGATTTAGAAGCAGCCGGTATCCCGAATCAGTATACGAATATGAATTAGTTTATGTGAATTTATGTGAATTTATGTATATTTCAATATACAGTTTATCACGAAAAATGCTTTAAATTTATCATTTTTTATAAAATTATCTAAATATTCATTTAATTCTTGCGCATATATAATATTATGAATTATCTTATATGAATCTACCAGATAATTATCATATTTTTTATTTTTATTTCGTTGCATATATTTTATTGATTTAGACCATTCTTTCAATAAATTATTCCATAAATTTTTAAAGACATATGAGTCCAAATTATTAATGATATTATAATAAACTTCAATATCTACATTTTCTTTTAAAAGATCTAAAAAATTAAATGAGTCTGTCTGTGAAAATTTTTTAATATACGGGATTGGAAAATGTATATAATTCATTTATTATTTTAGATGTGATATTATTAAATAATAAATAAACTTAATATATTTCCCAATTAAAATCATCTATTTCATTGGGCCCCACGTTTCCAACATTCATAGTAATCTGATTCATATATATATCTGGATCTTTTATCCATAGTTCATTTAGTCTTAGAGATAAATTAAACATTAAATGATAACAATGTTTATAAAGATCTTTACATAACTTCCCTATTCTTGAACCCAGTTTCGTTGATTCATATTTATTGTATTTAAGACCATGGATTAATTTTTCTTCGGGGACAGAAATACTTAAAGATTGGAAATGATTTATACTCTGTTTTAAATGATATTCAGCATTTTCAAAATATTGTCGCGGATGAGCTATATCTATTTTTTCGAGATCATGAATTATAAACATAAATTGTTTTAATTGATTATATCCTTCTTCATATGCGTTCGGATTATATTTTTTATATTTATGAAGTTTTTTTAATAATTTCTGTATTTTTTCATTAAAATGAATTTCTTTTTTAAATCTTTTGTTATCTTCTATAATTCTTTCTACTCTTTTTTCACTACTATTTATTTCGTTGAATGTATTCATAATATCTTTATGATAAACGAAAATTAGAAGTATAAGAATAAATATTAATACGACATTTATTTCTAGATTTTTTAATAGCAGAATAAAAACTATAATTACAATTAATATTGTTTTTATATTCGGTTGAACTATTCTATGAATAAATGATAATGTTTCATCTGAATTAAGCATCTCTAATAGTTATAATATTAATAAAATAGATTATTATAGAAAAAAATATCATTAAAAATCCAATATAAACAATATTTCTATCATCTCTAATAAATAATATCATAGCTATTAAATGAACTTTAAATCTCTTATAATATCCACCTTCATAACCTTTTACATCTTCCATCAGTTCTGCTTCATATAATTTATTCGTATATCCTTCATATGAATAAACTAAAAAATTTATAGTTTTATCCAGTATGTCACCTAATGATTCATCTAATATAGTTATTGGTTTTCTTCTATGATCTTTTTCATATATATTTTTCATCTGATGTAATTCATGATTTGACAGATGAGTTATATGATCGTTCGAATCAGATAAACCCGCCGGAGTCATCTGAGGTCTATTTTCTATTGATCCTGATTCATAAGGTTGCACTAAATCATAATCTTTATCTGAGTTTTTATTTATCATATTCGATTGAACCATCTGTTCTAAATTTTTTATACGACCCATTAATCTTTCTTCTAATCTTGAAAATTCTTGATTTCTACCTTCTGTTATTCCCCCAATTTCACCCATTACTTCTCTTTCAACTTCTCTATCAATAGACCTCCTTAAAGGACTACTTAAATCATCCAAGGTTGAACTCATAATAATATAGTAAATATTATTATTTATAAACTTTATACGTCTTAAGACAGATATGATATTACATGAACATTGCCTAACATCATTCGTCTACAACAATACTTGTGTAAGTTTAATTCGTCCAGAATCTGACCTTCTACACTTTTTTCTGGGTGAGGATTTTTAACATCAATATATCTTAAATCCAAATTATTATGAGTTGGATCAACATTTTTATTTAGTTTATTTTTTTCATCTTGAATTGCAGTAATATATGGAATCCATTTATCGGCTAATACTTCACCACATGTAAAACAACGGACAGGAATAATCATCTTTATATTAATAATTTATTTATATTTTAAATCAAATTTATTTATTATAATATAATATAATGAATAAGAAAAAATCTTTAAAGAAATCTTTTAAGAAAAAATCTTTGAAAAAATCTTTAAAGAAATCTTTTAAGAGATTAAAAAGATCTTCTAGTAAATTAAGAAAAAAAACGAATAGAAAAAAACGGGTTAGGAAAAAGGTGGGAGGTAAAATCCCCAGTAAGATGACAACAAAAAAAAATAATCAATTGGGTGGTTCTACAGGGGAAGAAGGTGGGGCAGCGGCGGCAACTGCGGATGATGCGGCAACTGCGAGAAAATTGCAGGAGGAGTTTGCAATACAATCCCGTATTGAACAAGATGAGAAGTCACGATCGCAAGTACCGCAAGTGGATGGGGGCCGGGTAGTTGACCCTTCTCGGGCGGAGGACGTGCCAATTGATATTACTATAAAAATTACGGGTAAAACGGATGATATAAAATTAACTGATGTTAATATTTCAGGGACGATTGAAGATCTTAAGAATATTATTGAAGCGAATTCAGACATCGAATTTGATAAACAGATACTTGGTTTCGCTGGAAAGCAATTAGAAGATGGTAGAACTCTTGAATATTATAATATCCGGAATGGATCAGTATTACAGCTGGTAATTAGAGGGGCTAATAGACCGGTGGATACCTCTTCCGGACAGACTCAGGTCTCAACCGAACCCTCCTCTGTTTCAACTTTAACTAGTTCTATCGCAGAACCACAACAAGCATCGCAAGTACCACAAGTACCACAAACAACATCAAGTGCATCATACCCGGTTCCATTAGGATCTCAGGCACTCGATGATATCTTAACAGAAGCACAAAAGGGAACCAATGGAATTATACAATCATTAGACGACATTGCGGTAGCTATCGGTGAATCATAGATAATTATTCAATAAAATAATATTTGAGATTTTCTAAATAATTTTAAATATATATTTATATATTATAATGACAAAGATAAAGTCTTTAAAGAAATCTAAAAGATCCTTTAAGAAAAGATTCTATGGGAAAAGGTCATCTGGAAAATCTTCTAATAAATTAAGAAAAAGATCTTCTAGGAAATCTTCTAATAAATTAAGAAAAAGATCTTCTAGGAAATCAAGGAAAAGTTTAAAGAAAAAATCAAGGAAAATGAAAGTTAGAACGAATAGAAAAATAGGTGGTAAAAAGAAGCAACAGTTGGGTGGAGTTTTAGAAGGGGATGATCTAAAAAAATTAAATTTACTGTTACCCCCGTATAATCATAATTATAACGCTGTTTTCAACGGGGGGGAGGGAGAACTTACTGAACAAGTAAAAGAATATGGTTTTACAGAACAGACAACTGCTGATCAAATTTCAGCTAGAAATAGAGAGGTCGTCCAAAAACTAAAGGAGTCAATTGATGATGACAAATTAATAAATCTAACTAGTTATGAATTATACAACTTTATAGTAAATATATACGATAATCTTGGTGGACTAGGATTAAGAGTTAATTTTGCAGGGGAGGAATTGGGCGATTTAACTGGTGTAAAAGCAGCAGAAATTAGAAAAGTTACCATAAGTGCCGAATTATCAACGCCGCTGCTCTTCGACCCCTCCAACAAATTAACACAACAATTGAACAATTCGTACATGAAATTTTATGGTTTCCCCGAGATAAATGAGGGAGGAATAACCAGTGCCCTTCAAATAATTGCAAAAGTAAATTTACAGATTAAACAAGTCTTAGGTGGACTAGAAGGGAATGCTACAACTGTAGAACAATTATCAGGTGTACTGGGGGGTTTAATCGGAACTGGATACGAAACAAGTGATTATAAAAATTACGGTACAGGGGGTACCAATGAGAATGACACATTAAATGCTAAAGTTAAAGGGGTTAAGGAAATTGGTACTTTATTAGGAATTGGTTCCGATAAGACGCTTTCTGAAATAGAACAATCTAAAGGTGAATATGGTTTCTCTTCGGATGATGATCTTGACTCAATTAAAAGTGTAAATAACCAGATTAAAGCAGACTTAGGTGAACTAGCGGGGAATGCTACAACTGTAGAACTATCAGGGGTAGTGGGAACTTTAATCAGCGATGGTTACGAAACAAAAGATTATAAAAAATACGGTACTGATACTACCGATGCGAATACCGAATTAAAAAGAAAAAAGACCCTTAAAGACTTCCAAGATCAAAAAATAAATGTTTATTATGCTGAGATTAATAAAATAGATAATTTCCCGGGAGAAATCCCGGCTGATACTGAGATTACACTTACATCAGAACAAGTAGAAAGAAGTGAATTGGTAGGAAAGGAATATATTACATTAGAAGATGGAAATATTGAAGGTGGAGGAAACATAAGTGTAAGTACCTTATTTGGAATAAAGGATATTAATACAATTCCTTCAATAACAGATACAAATCACAGATTAGCCGATGGACAATATCAAAAATTAGTTATATTACCCGAATTATCTGAGAATGATGTTATTCTTTTTAAGGATATAACTCCTGGTAGATTTAGAGTTGGTTCTAATGTGAAATATAGTTTCGCTTTAGTTACAAGTGTAGGTGAAGGTGAAGGTGAAGGAAACCGTCTAATGAAAGTTCATAATGGGGATGAAGAGGTGACTATTCCAGAGGTTTACGTTAAAATTAAGGACATGGGGACAGATCAAATAAAAACCAGTGCTGAATTAAATGCAGAGGCGACGGCTGAGGCGGATCGGGTCGCCGCCGAGGAGGGACAATTATCTACTGATATAAACGATCTTCGAACTGGCATAGCTCAATTGGTGGGGTTCAATCTTAGATCTGCTCTTGTGATAACAAATTTTAGAAGTGAAATCAAACGTTATGGATTCGGACCAGAATTAAAGGGTCAGCCGAAAACCCTAACAACAGATTATAAAGATGAATTAACAACTTTAAAGGATAAAATTGAAAGAAGAAATAGTGATGTTAAAATAGCATATGGAATTGATAACGGTACTACAGCAGAGATATATGAAGAAGTTATAAAATTAGAAGGATTATATGGAAAGTACGGATTCACAATCAAAATGGATAAGAATCAATATGCTGACTTAGATATAACAGGTGTTAAAGACGTACTCGCGGATGCAGCTCAGAATAAGGAGAAGGCAGAGAGGGCG